ACCTCTTCGGGCGTCGACATCGCCGTTCCCTCGGGGCCGATCTGCCAGCGTGAGTCGGAGCCGTACCAGAAGTCGCGGACAGATAGGTAGCCCTCGTCGTCTTCGTTGGGCTCGTCGGCGCTTGGGTGCGGGACGATGTCGAAGCCGTAGCCCGCCTCGTAGCGAGCCTTCTTGCGGACGCACGCTTGGTGAGTCTCGTTGAGCTCCTGGAACGCCGCCAGCGTCTCGGGGTTGTACGGCGGCTGGATGCCTCGCCCGACGTCGGTGGCGATGTGGCGCTCGTCCAGCTGGGTCGTCTCTTCGGCCTTGGACATCGTCGACTGGTTGCCCAGCGTGTCGACCGTCAGGCCGATCTCATCGCCCCCGTCGTCGTCGTCCGGTGTGTCAGAACTCATAGGTAGCTCACTCCGTTGGAGTCGTCATCGTCGCCGGCGTCGTCCTGCCCGTACTCGAACCGCCGCAGCCCCTGCTCGGCCATGTACCACGCCGCGATGAGGTCAGGCGTGTGACCAGAGAGGCGGCCGTCATCGAGCTCAAGCGAGAGCGCCGCCTGGATCCAGTCTTCCGTGGCGTCGTGCCCGCGGTAGAACTGGATGCCGCCCTGGTCGACGAGCGTCCGCAGTCGCGGGATGCCGTTCTCCCACGAGTGCTTCTTCCCCGACGTCGAGATCCCGGTCACCTTCGCCCGCAACTCCGGCGAGAACTCGATGGCGTCGTTGACGACGTACTGCTGCATCCCGTTGTCCTCGATGACGATGAGCGCCGGGTCGTACCGCCGGTCGTACTCCTGGAGGCGCGCCTTGATCGTCGACGGCGACATCCCCTGCTCGGCGTGGGCGTCGAGGAGCACGCGCTCGCCGGACCGTCGGAGCAGCTGGACGACGAACGCCGCGTCGTCACCCGTGGGACTCTGCGCCGGGTCGTGGCCAACGACGATCGCCTCGCCGCTCCCGGCGCGGTACTTCCGCGGCGGCTCGCGCCCACGGATAGAGCAGCCGCCCTGGTCGACGTCCGCGTCGACGTCGGCGGAGTCGAGGAGGTTGCCCGACGCCCCGCGGATGACCATACAGAACTCCCGCCAAAACAGGTGCGGGCTCATCTGCTCGTACTTGTCGCGGAGGTACTGACCTCCGCGCGCCTCGGGCCAGAGCACGTGGACAGTATCGCCGCCCTCCGAGAGCGGGTTGTCGACCTCGGTGTACAGCTCCTCAGGCGGACGGCGAACCTCCCAGTCGGCATCGCTCCGGAACTCCTGGTCCCAGACCTCGAGGACGGCCGGGTACTCGGTAAAGTCGTACGCCTCGCGAGTGGCGATGTGTCGGTAGATGTCGTCGGGTGCCTTCCGCGTCCCGATGATGGCGGTCTTCCCCGAGTCCTTTACCATCGGTACGGTGACACCCTCGATCCACGTGAGGATCTCGTCGGTGCCGCCGTCGCCGCGCTCCTTGATGACGTCGTCAAGGATAAGCAGATGCGACCGGTCGCCCTCGATGCCGCCGAAGAGCCACCCGGCGTACAGCATCGACCCGTTCTGGAACTCCTTCGCCTCCTTGGTGTCGCGGACGGTGGCTGAGTTGAGCGTGGTGAGCCACTCGTTCCGGTCGACCATCTTCCAGAACTCGGTGTCCGCCTTCTTGTGCGCCTGACCTCGTGTGTTGGTAATCCAGTGAGCGCGGAACCCGTCAATGTACTCGAGGCAGGCGATGAGGTAGCCTAGCGTGAACGTCGTCTTCAGCGAGTCACGGTGGGCAAGCATCCCGATGTTCTGATCCGACTCGAACTGCTTTGCCCAGTGGACGTGGACATCGCCGATCGGGACGTGTGAATCCCGCTCGCCCTCCATGTATCCCTCGGTGAGGCGGTTGAAGTAGACATCCCACGGGCAGCCGTCAAACGGGTTATGTGTTTCTCGGCGTACTTCGGGATTCTCCTCGTACTTTTTCCAGATCTGATCAGCCTCGGCCGCCGGGTCGATGTCGTCGACAGCGCTACTCATTGGCATCTGCCTCGTACTTCCGCTGGAGCGTTTCCCGAAGCACGTCCTTCGTCTTGTCGTCGACAGAGTGTTCGGTGGTCTGGTTGACGTCGGCCTCAACCTCTCGCTTCTCCGTCTTCTTGTAGTCGAACGAGCTCGCCAGGAGGAACTTCGCCATCGACGTGTCGACATCGTCGTCGCGGAGGCCGCCCTCGATGAGCTCGGACTCGCCTCGTGCGCGGGCGCGCTCGAAGGCCGTGCGAAAATCCTCATGAGCATCGAGGTAGCGCAGAAGCGATGCTTTGTCGACGCCCGCGGCACGAGCGCATCCCGCCTTCGACATCCCAGTCTCGGCTGCTTCGAGGACATCGGCATGGTCGTCCTCCCCGATGGCGAAGTCGCGCCCCTGTGGGTTCTCGACATCGTCGTCATCCGAGCCATGGGTGGGGATCCAGCACGAGCCGTCCTCGCCAGCAGGGTTCTGGCACGGCTCGTCGTCCGTGGTGTCGGCGCCGCATAGCTCAGTGTCGTCGGTCATGGTGTCGAACAGATCAGGCAGTCAGCATCGTCGCACGTCTCGCGGTGGCTCGGAATCTCGTCGGCGACGTCTTCGATACAGTCCATACACTTGTCCCGGTAGCGTCCGCCCGGGTTCGTCTCCTGGAGCTCCTCGTCGCATCGGTCGCAGGTCGGCATCAGTCCTCGTCGTTGCGTGTCTCCATCTGAACTTCGCGGGCGGCCTGAAGCAGCGAGAGGTACTCGCCGAGCTCGACGCCATTGAACGTCGCGAGGAAGGCGAGCGCCGACGCCGCGATCAGCGTGGCGTCGCCTCCTTGGGAGATGGCGTACGTGGAGAACGCGAGCGCGCCGACGTTGACGACGGTCGCCTTCAGGAGCTTGAGCTTCTTCAGCATCGGAAGAGGGGTGCCGTCATCGTTGATCGTCGTCTTGTACTCGTCGACGACGTCGTCGCGGCAGTACCACGGACGCGAGCGTTGTGCGGTCGTCATGAGACATCCATCAGAGGGTGGCAGTCGCAGGGTCTCGCGGAGCTGTACGCACACCCGCACTCCGGGCAGCGATTCGGTCGGTACGTCGGCGTTCGCGGTGGGTAAGCGTCGGTCATGGTCCTAGCGGTAGTCGCGAAGGTCGAGCGGGTCGCGCATCGAGATCCACGCGCGGCTTCCCGACGGGTCGTAGAACGCGAGCGGACTCGCCTCGCCCTCGGTCGTGACGACGGACACCGTGTCCGTGTCGAATTGGTGGCTGGCGGTAGGGTCCTGATGCATCATTCTCCGATTTTGCCGTCGAACTTCCGCGGGTCGATCGGGAACACGCCGGTGACACCGTCGTCGCTCACACCGTGACACGTCGCGATGTCCGGCTCGTTCAGTCCGTCGACCTCGCCGAGCTTCCGCGGATACTCTCCCACGGGCAACGGCGACGCTGTGACGAAGATCGGCGGGCCGTTCCACGGGATGCGGCCGGAGACGTGGTAGTGACCCATCCAGATGATGTCGACCGCCTGCCCGAAGTTGAGCGAGTCGACGACCGTCGAGAGCCACTCCTTCTTTCGCGACGACGTCTCTGCCTGTGGCTTCCGATCCTGCCCGTGACGGAGTTGGCCGTGTATCTCACCGTCACGCAGCCAGAACGGCGTCGGCGACCCAGCTCGGCCGATGTTGAACCCGACGTTTTCGCAGTGTCCGACCTCGGCGAGCTCGCCGACTGCGTTTCGGATCGACTTGTAGAGGAGGAGGTCGGCGTTCGCCTGTTTCGATGAGCCGGACGCGCGGATATCGCCGTGGTTGCCCGCCTGGCAGATGATGACGACGTTGTCAAACGCCTGCGAGTAGGCTTTCACCTGCCGCATGAGCGGCGAGTGGAGTGTATCGGTCTGCTCGTCAAGCCACTGGTCGAGGTTCTCGTGTTGGCCCTCGTAGATGCCCTCGTTGGTGACGAAGTCGCCACCCCAGAGCAGATACGCCGTATCGTAGTCGCTGGCGTGTTTCTTAGCAAGCGCGAGCGATCGGTCCGTGATGTAGTCGATGATCGGGGGAAGGTCCTCGCTCTGATGGACGATTGAGTCATCGTACCCACGGACAAGATCGCCAGCGTGGAGGTCCGTCATGTGGACCACCCAGTCCTCGTTTCCGTCGGTCGCCGTCGTGTCTATCTCGGGTGTGTCGATCCGCTTCCACGCCTTGACGAGCTCGTTGTGGCGCTTCTCCCACCAGCGGTTCGCCTTCCGGGTGCGGGTGCCCTTGTGCTCGCTCGACCGGAGTGTATGGTCGCCCTCGATCTCGAAGAGGTCGGCCGTTTCGTCGTGGTATATCTGCCACCCCTTCGCCTCGAGCGTCTGGAAGTAGCTCTCGATGACGGGCGGTGACTCGCCGAGGTCGTCAGCAAGCTCCTCGGTGTCGGTCGCGGTTTGGAGCTGGTGGAGGATGTACCGTTCGCGTTCGGTCAGGTCGGACGGATCAGGTTCCTCCGGAAGCGTGGTGTCCTCCTGACTGGTTGACTCGCCGTTAACGCGCGACCAGACGTGCGTCGCCTCGTCGTAGTCAAGCTCGACACCACGCTCCTGGACGGCTTCGCGATGGTCGCGAACGCTCCGAGCCGAGATCCCCATCTCGTCGGCGATCTCCCTCGAGGTCGCCGGGAGCGCGTTCAGGAAATCGCGTTGCCGGTCGGTGAACTCAGGCGTGTTGTCGTCCATTTGGAGTGGAAACGGAGGGGTATGTCACTGCGTGTCGAAGGGCTGCGCCGGGGATTGAACCCGGGACGAGGTGGCCGCGTAGCAGGCTTTGGTTTCGCCTACCCCATAGCGGCGCTCGTCACCCGACCACGGGCACAGCAAGGCGACCGGACTTAGCAGGTTTGCTCGTGACAGCAACTGGAATGTCGTCGAAGCACACACGATCTCGCCGAGACGGCGATTGTGCCGGTCGCTCGTGCGTCGGTACACTCCCTCGGGCGGACCTGGCCTCGCAGAGAAAAGCCGCGAGAACCACGCCTTCGGGAGATGGTCACCGTCGGCCTCGAACCGACATCCACGCCTGAATACACGGGTGACTATCGCTCGTGATCACGGTGCTTCTCGCGCCGAATCGCCTCGCGGACGTCGCGGAGCTGGCCTTCTGTCCAGCCGGACGCGAGAGCGACCTCCTGGTCGACGCCCTGGGGGTATCCCGTCACGACCTCGCGAGTCTCGGGGTCGAGGACGAGCCGGTAATGAACACCGTCGACCCACTGCTCGGTCGCGACGTAGCCGTTGCCGAGCTCGTGGCGAACGCCCTCCTCGATACACGCACGGATGGCCTCGCCGTCGAGGAACCGACTCGGCTTTCGGACACGATCACCGAGGTGTGGCGTCGGACTCCACGCGCTCGGCTCGCGAGGGAGCTGCTCGGCGCTCATGCCGGCACCTCGCGCCGGGAGTCCTCGTCCGAGTCGGCCGTGTCGTCCCGGGTGATCGCGGCCGTGATGGCCGCTTCGGTCGCCTCGCCGAGGCAGTCATCGGCATGGCTGTTCTGTTCTCGGGCTCGAAGCGCTTCCTCGGCGAACTTCTGTCGGCTGATGCTGACGCCCTTCTCCTCCAGCGTCTCGATGGTGTTCTGGATCAGTTCGTGGAAGCGCTCACGCGACAATTCACGCGGTTGGCAGTCCGGCTTGTCGTCACAGTCAAATAGCCAACCGAGTGCGACCGCAGTCCTGTACTCCGAGCGCCGGTGATCGTCCCAAGGCCGATCAAACGCGTCCTCGGTGCCGCATCGGTCGCAGAAGTCCCCCCGCTCGTCTGTGATGTCAGGAGCCGGACCGTAGTCCTCTACTGTCCGAGTCGGATGCGGAGTGTGATGTGTCTCGTAGGTGCGCTTGTTGCCCCGCCGGTGTGGGTTGAGGCGTTCTACGCGCACGACCCGAAGGCACCCCAGACACACGTCTGAAGCGTCGAGCAGGTGCTCATGGTAGGCAGGTTGTTCAGGCATAGTTACAGAGGACTCACGACCGACCGTCTCTCCGGCCCTGTCATCTCGCGGCGGGTGTGGTGCCGTCATCAGCGCGATTGCCTCTGGTTCTGGCACCCTGCCGCGCCCGTCGCCGGGCTGTCGTCACCCGTGTGTTGCTTGGCCCCACGCTTAAGTCGTCGTGTGAATCCCATTCTGGGAGTCACCCTTTGACCCTCCATTCCGACTGCGGCGGATCGGTGTGACGCGGGGAACAGGAGACGAGGTTCTCGTCGTGGAGCTGACGGAGGGCACGGTGGATCGACGTCTCCGGGCGCGCCATCTGGTGGGTGAGCTGTCGGAGAGTCCGCGGGCCGTCGGCGTTGTAGAGCTCGAGGTAGACGAGCGACGCCGTCGGCGGGAGCTCGGCGAGACGCTCTCGCGTGCGTCGGTCGAGGTTGCCGAGTGCGGCGTCACTCATCGTCGCCTCCATGGACGCGCTCCGCGTGGAGATCGCGCTGGCGCTCGCTTTGGAAGTATGCGAGGCACTCGTCACAGCTGTAGTACGGTGTCACCGGACCACCTCGTGGCCGCAGGTGAGACAGCGGCCATGCCGATTCTCTCGTGCTTCGCCCGGCGAGTGCGTCATGATGGCGTCGGTGCTTGGACAGCTCGGATCGGTGTGGAGACGCGTGCCATCCGGCGAGCGTGGCTCGTACCACCGATCGACGGCGTCGTAGGCGATCGGTTCAGTCGGGTTCTCGCCCCAGCGCTCACCACAGCCGTGACATGTCCAGCTATAGTACGGCCCCTGTGCGCCAGCGACGAGCAGGTCCGTCTCGCAGTTGGGGCACTCCTCAGTCATCGGCGTACTCCTCCAGTGTCGTCGGCGAGCCCGTCTCGCCGTTGTAGTCCTCTGGCGTCCCTCCATCGCGGAGCAGCGCGACGACCTCGTCGTAGTCCTCCGGCGGGCGGCCGACGATCTCCTCGAACTCGTTGCGGTGCTTCCGCCCGTGCGACGACATCCCGGCCGGGCTCTTTGTCGAGAAGTCACAGATGCGGCAGCCGTACCTCGTCATCGGTTCGCCCCCACGACGGCGCCCTCCTGTCTGCTCCACGAGACCGCCTCGCCGTCCTCGTCGACGAGTACCGCCACTGACTCGGCGTCGCGCTCGGCGGCCACCTCCCGGCGCCCCGCCGGCGTCATCCCGGCCTGCGCGAGCCCCTCGCCCTGCTCTTCGAGCTCCTCCCGACGCTCCTGGAGCGCGTCGAGGACGTCGTCGCGAGGGTCGCGACCCTCTCGGCGAGCCAGCCAGCGCTCCACGCCTTCCCAGTAGTCGACAAGCTCGCGCGTCGCGATGCCACGGATGCGGGCAAGGATCAGTTCGCCGGTCGTCCCGGCGCCGGTGTCGATGTCGATCTCCTCGACGAGGAACCGTGCCGGGTTTTCTCCCAGCCGGGCGGACTCCTCGGCGTTGAGGTTCGGCACCTCGGTCGCCTGCTCGTTGTGCTGGCCGGTGGCCGGCATCTAAGAACACCTCAGCGAACCCTCGCCGCTCGGGTGGTACACCTCGCCCTTGCGGTCGAGTTTGTCGATCTCATCAGCCGCCTTCGACCGAGTCATCCCGGCCTCCTTGGCGGCGTCGAGGACCTCACGCCGGCTCGCAGCCTCCTCCGGCGTACACAGCTCGTCGATGATGTCCTTGATGCGCTCGATGCGCTCCTTCTGTGACTTCGGCGTCCCTTTGCCCGTGCGCTCGGCGTCGAACTTCCCCGTCTCGGGGTCGTAGTTGAGTCCGACGACGTTCTTCGTGATGCGGATGGCGCGCTCGACGTGGCGCGGCTCGACCGTCTCGGAGAGCTCGGCGCGAGCGAAGCCGACCGACAGACGGATGCCCGCCTCGAGGCGCCGGGGTGTTGCCGGCACCGGGTCGTCGGCGCCGTCGTTGAGCGAACGGACGTCGATGTACGACTCCTTCAGCAACTCCTTCGCGGCGGGCGTCAGCGTGGGGAAGACGTTCTCGCGAGCGTACACCAGCATCGCCCGGAAGACCTCCATCGGCACCGGCGGGTCGATCGCCGTCTCCTCCGGCACGTCGATCTCGACGCCGCGGTTCTCGAGCTCCTGACGGCTCGCGTCGTCCCACGTATCGAGGACGTGGTCGGCGAGCTTCGCGTCCGTCTCCGGGTCGGGGATGTCTTGGACGGCGAGCAGGACGTCCATCCGGTCGATGAGCGCATCGTCGAGGTCGATCTGGTCGGCCATCGGCTCGTGCCGGTCGAACCGTCCGTGGACGGGGTTGCCCGACGCGAGCAGCGCCGTCCGCGTCGGCAGGTCGGCCGTGATGCCGGCCTTGTCGACCTTGACCATCTGGTCGCCCTCGAGGGCGTCGTGCATCGACTTCGTCTTCTCGTCGACGACATCGTCAACCTCGTCGATGATACAGTGGCCGCCGTTGGCTCGTGGCAGAATCCCAGGGGAGAGCGTCCACTCGGTCGTGCCGGCGAACTCCTCCTGGACGGCCGCGGCCGTGAGCCCGATCTTCGAGAGGCCGGTCCCGGAGCGGAACTCCGACTTCGGTGCGATCTCGTTCAGCCGGCTCAGGATGGTCGACTTCCCGCGGCCGGGGTCGCCGATGAGTCCGAAGTGGAGGTCGCCACGGTAGCTCCCGAGGTCGTTGTCGATGCGGTAGGCGTTGAACAGCCACGCCACCGACGCCTCGAACACTGTGTCGAGCTCGTCGTCGGCGAGGATCTGCGGGGCGATGCTGTCGGCGAGCTGGTCGACGCAGTCCTCCTGGTCGGCCAGCGTCTCGAAGTCGTCGCGATGCGCCTCGACGTCGACGTCGTCGTAGTCGTCGCTCTCGAACGCGATGGCGTGGGCGTCGATCCACGTCGTCGTCTCGGGGTCGGCGTTCCGTCCCTGGAGGTCGCCCTCGTTGACACGCAGCTTCCCGAGGATGACCGCCTGCTCGCCACTTCGGTCGGGGAGGCCGTTCTCGCCGCCGTAGTCGCAGAGGTCGTCCTCGACGAACACCGGGATCGACTCGCCCTCGACGTCCGGGCGCTCGCCCGGAAGCTCGACCAGCTGAACCTTCCGCTGGTCGACGAACTCCGACTCGTCGACGGTGAGGCTCCACGGCCCCTGCCGCTCGCAGCCGGCGCACTCGTGCGGCTCCTGGACGCGGTTGCGGCCCTGCGGGATGTAGGTCGGTGTCCCGCAGCGCTGGCACTCGTAGGCCGCCCCGACGAGCCGCGGCGCCGTCCCGGTGACCTTCGACACCTGCCCCCGGACTGCGACGTAGTCGCCGATGTCATCGGCCGGATTGAGTTCCGGGATCGACCGCGTCTCGAGTGCGCCCTCGCTGTCCGTGAGACGGACGTGCGCGTTCGCGAGTTCGACGTCCGCCGGGAGGTCGAACAGTCGGAGTGCCTCCTCTGCGTACTGTCGCATCTGCTCCGGCTCGTCGAGCCAGTCGTCGACGAGGTCGCGGTCGTAGCGGTAGAGGTCGTCCGCCTCGATGTATAGGGAGCGCTGCTCCCGTGGGTAGTGCTGGGCGAGCTCGCCGATCTCGTCGCGGTAGTACGTCTGATAGAACTCGAGGAACTGGTCCGTGAGCGTCGCCGTCTCACCCTGGACCGTAGCGCTCATGCGCCACCCCCGTCGCCGCCGAACGCCTCAGCCACCGGCTGCTCGTTGCCTGCGCGTCGCTGGGTGTCGGCGTGCATCTGTTGCATGAAGTTCGTGTTCAGCAGGTCGCGCTCCTGGTCGGCCGCGCGCTGCTTCAGGTCGTAGAGCACTTCCTCATTCGACCGGCCGTGCTCGCCGCGGATGTCGTCGACACGCGGGTGCGTCGCCCACACCTGCGGGAAGTCGCCGGCCTCCATCTCGTCGAGGAGTGTGTCGAGGGCGTCCTCGTAGCTGCCCTCCTCGTCGACCTTGTCCTCGCGGAGCTCGCGAATCTCGTCGAGGTCGTCCTTCAGCTGGGCGACGCGATCACGGTGTTCGCGAGCCTGTTCGAGTTCCTGCTCAAGGCGCTCCTCTTTCCGCCGGATCTTCCGGTCGATGACGGCGACGGAGTCGTTGCTGTTGACCCCGAGCTCACGCTCGAGAGCAGAGATGACGACCTGCTTGTTCGATCGGTCGTCCTCGTCGACCAGGTACTTCAGCGACGCCGGGATCTCGGCGACGAGCCGCTCCTCGTCGCTCACGCCAACCACCTCCCGTGTACACCTTCTCCCTCAATGTACAATGTACATTCTAATGTATAATGTACATCTAAGTTGTGAGTAAAGTATGTAGTAAGGCGGTTAGACACGGCGGTACACCTCCGTGGATTCGGTGGCGTTGGGAGCATCTGGGTCGTGTTCGTGGACGGCGATGCGACCACAGCGGGCGCAGTCGACGTCGATCTCGGCAGGATACTCGTCCGGACTGTACGACCAGCAGAAGTGGCTCACCGCGTGACAGCAGGCGCTGACGTACGGCTGGGCAGAATCGTTGATCGCCTGGCGTTGCGACTCCGCAAGCTGCGCCTCAGACATCGGTGATCACCTCACCGCCGCCGGCGTGGTCGTCGCAGACGACGCGCTCGCCGTGCTCAGGATGGTCGATGACGTGCTCGGCCGGGTCGGTACAACCAAACGCCCCACAGAAGGAACCGGACGCGACCGCCATCTACGCGGACACCTCCGTTCCCGCGGCCGCCGCAGCGGTCGCTATCGCGGCATGTGGTGTAACTACCTGACTCTCGACAGGACGCACAACCCCACCGGGGTGCGGATCCGCGTGGGATTGTTCAGAAACTTGATAGAGCCAGGGCAGGGATGTGGGAATTATGTTTACAATCCCTGCGCTCCACCAGCCTGTATGTCGACGCGAGATCCCCGAGACGCCGTCGAGGGCCTCCGTGAGCGGATTCGCGAACGGAAGCGAGACGTCACTGACGAGGACGCTGAGGCTCTGATTACCTTCTCCGACCAGCTCGACCTGATGAAGAGCGAGTACTCTGACTACCGGCACCTCAAGCTCCTCCGCCACTGTACGCGGATGGCCGAGGCGACCGACCAGCTCGCCGACGCCGCTCACGATCGCGACGCCGCCGAGGCTGTCGTCCGGTGGATCAACCGCGAGTACGACAACGAGGAGACGAACCGAGACTACCGGTCCGCCATCCGCGTCTTCGCGAAGCGCGTCCGTCGCCTCGACGAGTCTCCCGAGAGCGTCGCCTGGATCCCGACCGGTACCTCGAGCAGCTACGACCCGACGCCGAGCGAGCGCGACCTCCTCCTCTTCGAGGAGGACGTCAAGCCGATGATCGACGCCTGCCGGAACACCCGGGACGCAGCGTGTATCATGCTCCAGTTCGAGGCCGGACTCCGCGGCGGCGAGCTCCAGTCGCTCACCGTCGGCGACATCGTCGACAGCGAACACGCCCTCGCTGTCCACGCTGACGGCAAGGAGGGCGAGCGCGTCGTCCACCTGGTCGTCTCCGTCCCGTACATCAACAAGTGGCTGAACGACCACCCCGCCGGCGACGATCCCGACGCGCCGCTCTGGTCCCACCTCTCGAAGCCCGAGGCGCAGAGCTACACCAGCTACCTGAGCAATTTCAAGGAGCCGGCAAAGCGGATCGACCTCTCGAAGGACGTCACACCGACCAACTTCCGCCGGTCGAACACGCGGTGGCTCGTCCTCCAGGGCATGAGCCAGTCGCGTATCGAGGACCGACAAGGTCGGAAGCGCGGCTCCGAAGCGACCCAGCGGTACATGGCTCGGTTCGGCGAGGAGTCGAACGAACGCGCCTACGCGTCGATGCACGGACTCGACGTCGAGGAGGATCCCGACGGCGACGACCACGCGCCGCTCACCTGCCCGCGGTGTGACCGGGAGACGCCCCGGGACAACGACTACTGCGTCTGGTGTCACCAGGCGCTCTCGCCCGAGGCTGCCGAGCGTGTCGAAGAGGTCGACGAGGCCATGTTCGAGTCCGGCGTCGAAACTGACGACCCCGAGGTTGCGGAGGACCTCCGGACTGTCAACCGGCGGATCACGGCGCCGGTCAAGCATCTGATGGCCAACGACGAGTGACTCAGGCATCGGCCTCAGCCTCTTCGAGGCGGTCGAGTGCGTTCTGCGCGTGCGGTGCGATCGGCAGGTCCGTCTCGGCGAGCCGCGTCAGCTCGGGCTCGAGCTCGCGGACCACCTCGATCGGCGCGTCGTCTTCGTCCAGGTCGGTGCTGTCGTCGGTCGTTGTCGTACTCATCGGGCTTCCTCCAAGTTCCGCGAGTCGATCTGCGCACAGTATTCCGTCCCGCACTGCTCGTCGACGGCGGCCGCGACGGCGATGCCGTGGATGTTGGTGAGGTGGGCCGGCGACAGGCCGTACACCGTCACGAGCGCCTGGTCGCGCCGGAACACAACCGTGTCCGTCAGCTCGTCGTAGACAGCCTCGTCGTGGCGCGGGACGGGCGCTGTCAGTGGGACCTCAACTGTCACCCCGCGCTCGTAGGCGACCACAGCAGAGACGAGCTCACCGCTCGTCCTGTCGATCATCCGCTCAGCGCAGTGTGGCGTGATACGTCCGACAGAGTCGGTGCTCATCCCATCACCTCGACGAGGATGGTCGCGGCGAGCGTGACGGCGAGTCCGACCGTCGCCCAGTGGACCGTGAACCGGAGCGACCACCTCATCGGCCCACCTCGCTCGGGTCGCGCCCGGCGACGACGAGGTCGTGTATCTTTCGGAGCGTCGACCGGTTCCACGAGGTGTCCGCACCCGGCTCGTCGATACCAGCGGCGCGCTCCAGAACCTCAGTGGTCCCGGACTGCGTCAGTTCGTCGATCCAGTCGCGCAGCGCCAGCTCATCGTCTTCGGCGACAGCGTTCGGCTCGTACTCGACGAGCTCGCAGATCGCCTCGAGGACGTCGCGCATCCAATGGAGCGTGACGTGTGCCTTCTCCCAGCTGGTGCCGTCGCGTTCGGCCGTCCCGAACCGCGCCCCACTCGCGCCGGTCGCGTCGGTTATTTCCCGGACGAGTGCCGGCTTCTGAAGATGGTGAGATCGACGTCGGTCAACCTCGCCGGCGACACGCTCGAACTGCCATTTGAACGGCCGACTCTCGCGCCACTTCTCGACCTCGACGTCAGCGAGGAACCCGTCGGGTGTGTCGCCCTTCAGGTGGGCGCCGAGCGTCTTGCCGATCTCCTGGATCCGGGTGTCGACGCGACCGTCGACGGCGTTGAACATCGACCGCGACGAGGTGATGACGACGTCGTTGACGTGCTCGCGAACGTACATTTCGATCGCCTCGCGAGCGCCCTCGGTCCCAGCGTAGCCGTCGCCCTGGAAGCCGTTGGTCTGCCCGACACCGTTGTCGTCGAGGATCTTCTGGTGGACAGAGGTAGCCCCGCCCTCTTCAGTGGACATCAGGCCTCACCTCGCAGAGTCCGGAGCTCGTCGACGCGATCCTGAGCCTCGTCGAGCATCGCTTCGACGTCGTCCAGGTCGGCGCCGGCCGCGACGGCCTGCTCGAGGGCGCGGTCGATGTGTTCGCGAACGTCCTCGCTCACGCGGTCTCACCCCGGTGCTGGTACTGCCGCCACGTGTCGTCGCCGTCGGGCTTCGCCTCTTCCTTGTCGTCGTCAGCTTGAAGCTGGACAAGCGAGCTCGTCGACACCCGGCCGACGGCGCCGACTGACTCCACGTCCCAGCCGGGCGCGTCCGGCTGCGCGCTCACATACTCGACCGGCGGATCCTCAACCCGGATCTCGTCGCCGGCGAGCACGAGGTCGAACTCTCGCGCTTTCTTGGCGGTGCCGGACGCCGACTCCGACATCCGAAGCCGGCGCGTATGCCAGTTGTCGTCGTCGCCAGACACCCACTCGACCGGGTCGGGCGCCTCGATGACGTTCCACGCGTTCGCCCACGCATCGCGCTCAGCGAGCGTGATCTGGAGCTTCTCGCCAAGCGTCGCCTCGAGGACAACCTCGCGCGAGTCGACGAGCGGGTCGGCAGAAACCTCGTCCTCGGCAGCAGCGTGAATCCGCTCCGCTCGACACTCGCCGACGCCGTCAAGCGTCATCAAGTCGTCCGGCGTCGCGCCAGCGACGTCGGCGACGGTCTCGAGGCCGTCTGCCTGGAGACGATCGGCGGTCGTACTCCCCACCTGATCAAGCGAGTCGATGAGCTCGTCGACAGAGTCGTCGCGAGACAGCTCACTCATCGATGCTCACCTCCCTATCAAGATGACCGAGCGCCATTTCAACTGAGTTCGTGATCGCACCGGCGTGGTGGAGATACCACGGGCTCAGATCCATGATGTCTGTCTCATCGCGAATCCAAATCGCGACGGGCATCTCACGCTCGAAGGCCCACATGACTTCCATCGGTGTTCCGATGGACTGCGTGTCGACGTATCCGACAAGCACCGCGTCGCTCGCCCGTAGCTTCGCCTTGTCCTCTTCGACGATCTCCTCCGTACCGACCGTCGTGGGATCGTCGGGGTCGGACACGCCATCCACCACGGTCAGGTCCTCGACCGGAACGTTGTACTTCGCCAGCGGGTTCTGGAAGTCGTACTGCTCGCCGTAGTCACGGCCGGCACGCTCGCGCCACTCGGCGCCACCGTTTTCCAGTGCGGCGACCGGCCCAGCGAGGTAGATCGTCGGCGTCATTCGTGATCACCGTAGTCTGAGACAGTGAGATCCGCGAATGGCGTTTCACCACGACGCACTTGGCACGCGGCGCCGATCCCAGCGTATCCGGCGATGTCACGCGGATGATCGATGTCGTACTCGCCGACAGCGTTTCGCGACATCTTGAGAATCGCCATCATGTACGCGACATCGAGCCCAGTGAGCTCCGCATCGCCACCGAGCGCACCCTGTCCGCGAAGGTACCACGTCCATCCGGCGGCGATGTGCTCCTGATTTTCCACCGCATCGCCGTGGGTATCGCGGTCGTCGTCGACGAGCCGGCCGACGTCTTCGAGCAGCTCCCGCGCAAGCTCGTCGCCCGACGGCATCGTCTCAGTCTGTTCGTGCTCGATCTTGTCACTCGCCATCTGCCGTCACCTCCTGGCCGTCGCGAGCGTCGCCGAGCGCGCCCTGGTACTCCTCAAGAAGACTCGCGAACGGGAGGATCTCCGAGTTGATGAACGCCGCGTACGTGCCGGCCCGGTCCCCGCCGTCGTAGAGGGCAACGTACCCACTTTCGGAGACGACACCGCGGGTGTATCCCTCCTTCCAGTTGTACTCGAAGCCGAGCATGGTCGTCGCCCGACTCCCGCCCGTGTCTGCAAGGTGGGCGGCGTCGTGGTACTTGATCGTCGACTCCTCGGCGTCGCCATCAGCGTCGAGGCTCCGCGTCTGCGTGACGTTCCACACGTCAGCAGTTGGGTAGTCGCTCAGGTACTCAGCGAACCCGTCGACGTTGATCTCGGCCCGCTCGATGAGCGTGCCCTTCGCCGCGCCGAGCGTGTTGAACAGCCAGTCGCCGTCCGAGCGGTTGACGCCGACCCACCCCTCGCGAAGGTCGGCGATCCATTCGCAGTAGACGTCCTCTTTGCCCTGCTCGGTCTCAGTGATGATCCCGTCTTCGGTGACGTAAATCGTCTCGCGCTCGGTGTCGATCGTCCCGGCAGCCTCGCCGGCGTAGATGGTCGTGCCGTCGAGCCGCTCGTACGCGGTCGACTGGATTGCCGGGTACGCGCTCTGCTCGAGGCGCCCGTCGATCATCGGGTCGGCAACGTCGTCGCGGGCGAGTCCGAGGATGGTCGCGCGCATCTACACCGCCTCCGTCGGCGTGTACTCGATCCACGCCTCGTCGCGCTCGCGCTCGCTGACGCGGATGGTGTTACTGTCGGAGCCAACCTGCTCGACGTCGAGTCGAGGCGCGTGCCCAGCTGGCGCCGGGATGTGCCCGTCGTCGATCGTCAACGAAGAGTCGAGTATCTGTGCGTCGGTTCTGCTGCCGTTATTGGCCGTATTACTAAGGCCGTTGGGTGTGCTATCTTCCATTGGGTCTCAAACGCCTCGTTTCGAGGCGGATCTTGGGGACCCAGCCGTCGGCGCTGCAACGCCGGCGGGTTTTCCTCCCGCGGAGGCCAGGTCATCTACGTCTTGGTACGCCCCTTACAAATAGCTTACTGACGGTTGTAAAGTAATAAGAGTCGCTTGTCAGTACACTTTTGGTAACCCGTCGCGAACTGTGATACACCGGTGAGCCTATGAGTACAGCCCAACGACCCACTGACATGCGACAGCCGGCCGACTGGATGGTGCCGTCCGACGATCGGATTTTGGAGTTGATCCGAGAGTACGGCAACCTCACGCCTATCGCCATTGAGGCAAAAGGCGGCCCAGTCCGGCAGTACGCGAGTGAGCGCTGTGGCGTGCTCGCGCGCCACGGCCTCCTTGAACAGGTCCACCGTGGGCTGTACGGACTCACCGACGACGGCCGCGCCTACCTCGACGAGGAACTCGACGCCGCCGAGCTCGAGCCGGTCGAGTAGGCTCACTCCAGCCGCAGCTGCTCCCACGGGATCATCACCTCGCGTTTCTTATCGAGGATCTCGTAGTGCTCGGGGTCGACGTCGAACCCGGACTCGTTGAGCTGTCGGCAGGCTGGACACCAGGCGTGGTTGTTCGTCCGGTCCCAGTCGGTGTGCCCGTACGGACAGGTGTAGCGCCACCGGTCGGGCGTCTGCTCGCGGTCGATCGTCACGATCTCCTCGGCGTCGATCGTCGTGGAGGGCGGCTCCGGCGGCGCGTGTCGTTGCGTCGACATGCGACCAAACCGATGCCCGCCGGGTATATAATGCGATTTCTTGTCCGAGGTGAAAGTAAAATTGTGCGGAGGTGGGCCGTCCGTCAGGAGCCAGCCGCTGCTCTGTGACAGCGAGCGCAAACGCAAAAAGAGCGAGTGGGTGAAAGTGATCTCAGGCGAACGTCTCCTCGAAGTACTGCGAGACGACATCGCGCTGCGGACAGTTCCGCTCGTGCGGCAGGTTGTCGATCGTCGTCGTGTGACCGTCGGGGCCGTCAATACGGACGCGAGCCCCGCACTCGGCGCACTCGAGGAACTTCGGCTCGGTGATCGCGAGCCCATCGACCGAGGGCGGGCTACCGGACTGAACGATACGGAACGCCGTCTCAGGCGAGGCGAACGAGCGGAGACTCATGGCCCCTCCGTGACGCTCACGGCAGCGCGGTGCTCGCCATTGACAACGAGCTCGGCGAGCTCCTCGCTCCCGCAGGGCACCCACGTCCGGCCGTCCCAGCGGTCGACGTGGCGCTCGGCTCGGTGCGGTTTGTCCGGGTTGCGCTCGTAGCGGACACGCCGGCGCTCGCCCGACTCGGTCTCGTACGCGATCGTCGGGAGGTTACTCATCGGTCGTATGCCTCGTCCATCCGCTGCGACATTGGTTTCCCTCCACGCGGGTCGGCGTCCGACTGCTCGGCGAGCCAACTCCCGAGCTCCTGCCAGACCGCCTCAACGGTGTCGACCTCGGCCCGGACGCTGACGTCGGCGGTACAGACCGGTGCCTCGATGGTCGAGGAGCCGTCAAGACTGCCGTGGTCGCGCGGCATCATGACGCGGACGTTCACCACGCCCTGCTCCTCGATGACCTCCGTCTCGATGTCGTCACTCATAGCCGAACACCCTCAACCGTGTAGCCGCAGCGGTCACACTCCCACAGGTCGAGCATCGTCCGGCCGTCACTGTTCCGCGTCGTGCCGCGGTCGGTCCACTCGTCGTGATCGTCGCCGCAACCGGGACACGTCTCTGTCCAGTCACTCATCGGCGACCTCCTCGACGTCGAACACGTCCTCGGTCGTCTGATACTCCTCGCGGACGAGCTCGGCGATCGCCTCGGCCTGCTCCTCGTCGCCGTCGATCGGCGTCACCGTCACCATCGTCTCGATACGCCCTTCGTCATCGCGAACGGCGACGTCGAAGCCGCGCTCGGTCTGCCTCACGCTTCGAACACCTCCGTCCGACCGTCGGTGGTAGCGATGCGGGGTGCGCCCTGAACGGCAGCTCCGAGACCGCGGTCGATCGCCTCGCGATTGACCCAGCCCGGGATCGGAACGGCGCCACGAGCGTAGTCAACCCGCCGCTGGTGGAGACACCGAGCGCCACGGTGGATCGCGTCACGACAGCCGCATGTCTCGGCGATAGCGTCAACAACGTACGTCGTGTGCGGCCGGTACACGCGGAACTCCTCGTCGCGGAGGTCGCGGTCGACTCTGTTGTCGACGACTGTCATCGGCTTGGTAAGCGCGCGAGCGGCGCGCTCGTCGAACGTGCCCGGCCCGGTGGTCGCGTCGACGGTACCGTCGTCAGCCTTAGACATCGCCGACACCCTCCTCGGCCCAGGCCTGCTCAACGCCGACGACAGCGAGCCGTCCTTGCGGGAAATCATAGTCGCGCAGGTCGGCGAGCTCGTCGAGGCTGTCGAGCGAGAGGTCGTTCACGTAGTAGCACTCGTAGGCGGCATCGTCGACCGACACCGGCAGCCACGGGTGGGGGCCGTACGTCGCGAGGTCGAAGCCTTCCTGCTCGTAGTACTCGCCGAGCGTGTCGGCGACCTTCGAGCGGACGAACAGCAGCTGGCGAGTCACCAAGTCTATGGCGAGGCTGCCCGGCACCGGCTCAGTGCGGACGTCCTCGAGCGCGGAGGCGACGCGCTGCTCATACGGGAGCTCAGCGTCGTCGAAGTCGGCGTCGATAGCGCCCTGTTCAGACATCGGGAGTCACCTCCTCACCTGCGAACAGGTCGTCGACGTCGGGCAGTGCGCTCCCGTAGTCGACACCGGCGCGCTCGGCCGGATTCGTATTCCGCGCGAGCCACTGCCGGGCTTCCCAGACGGCCGAGCGGAGATCGTCCTCGTCGTGGACATCGGTCCACTCGCCGGCGTCGGTCGCGACGAGCTCGCAGAGCTCGGCGAGGCGCTCGTACTTGCGCTGCTCGATGGCGTACTTGATGTGGCCCGTCGCCTCGTCGAGGTTGCTCGCGGCGTCGTCGTAGCCGTGCTCGTCTTCCCGCTGCGTACACGCTTCATCGGCAGCCCCGTACGCCGCGGCCAGCTGCCGCAGCTGGTCGTCCTCCTGGAACCGGTCGTGGATGACGTCGGCGAGCAGCGTGTCGAACGCCTCGACGAACGTCGACTCGTGGTGCGAGAGCTCCTTCTTCGCGGTGCGGTTGAGGTCGCGCATCAGGCGCTCACCCCGCGGTGCCGCTGAAGGACGTCGCCGAAGCGCGAGACCATCGCGACGGTCGGCTCGGGGTGGGCGTCGACGGCGGTCGTGTCGACCGCGTCGATGTCGGCCCACTCGCCCTCGTCGACGTAGTACCGGCGCTCGAACGCCACCTGCGCGTCCGCGTCCATGTAGAGAATGGTCGCGCCGGTGGCGAAGCCGAGGTCGTCGTCGTTGTAGTTGATGACGCCGTTGACGCGAGCGACGGCGTAGCACCGAACCTCGTCGGCGTCGGGCTCGACATCGGGCTGGTTCATCTGGCTGATCGCTGCCTCCGAAATCGCCCGCGGGCCTTCCAGGTCGTGGAAGTCCGGAGCGCTACCGTTTTGGGATCGGATTGTGTCTGTCGTCATTGCTGTCTTCCAGGCAGCGCGGTCGTCGGTGTGTCCGCACCGGCGACCAGTCCGTTTCTGGCCGCGTCCCGCGCTTCCTATCCTACAGTACACACCGTGGGTACTTTAGTCTTACTACCTGTAAGGTGTAGTAGTCCAAAATAGTAGTAAAGACTAACTGTATTGGACAGGTACTAAGACCTGTGGAAACGCATGAACGAGCAAGAGATGGCCGTCAAGGTCACGAAGTCAACTAAAAGCGTCCTCGATGTTCTCCACAACGGACGGGCCACGCCAGGCCACATCGTCCAGGAGACGGACCTCTCGAGGCAGACAGTACACAGCCAGCTGAACCAACTTCTCGCCGGTGAGCACGTTCGGTATGTCCACGAGGGTACCGGCCTCTACGAGCTCGTCGACGACCCGCGCGACGACGTCGACCAGGAGGACGACGTCGAGGAGCTGAAGCGGCACGTCCGCGCCGCCGGCGAGGCGATCGAAGCGCAGGACGTCGACGCACTCCGTCGGCACGTCCGAGCAGCATGTGAGGTAATCGACGATGAACCCTGACAAGACCCACACCGCCGAGACGCCGGACGAAGACCCACGCGACGACCGGAACGAAGGCGAGGCGATCGCCTATGTCGACACACGCGACGTCGTCGACGACTATCTCTGGGAGCAGTACGGCTTCGGTCTCACGAAGGTCGAAGAGGAGCTCGCCGACCGGGCGATGACCGAGGAGCCGTGGGACGACGTCACCACCGAGCACGTCGCCGCGATCTCGCCGAACGAGGTGACGGCCGGCGTCCACGTCCGGCGCGTCGACGTCGACGAGCGGATCGACGACATGCCGTTCATGGTCGAGCTCGAGCAGTACTTCCCACCCGAAGATGACCGCGCCGGCGACACGGTCGCACTCCACGGCGAGCACGCTCTCCTGGAGCTGATCGCCGCGCTCGCGCAGGTGATGGACGTCGTCGACGGCGCCGCAGCGGAGGCCGGCCAGTCAGCATGACGGACATGGACTCCCGGCGCCGGCAGATCGCGCAGGGCATCCAGATCGGAGAGCACACGACGATCAAGCAGTCCGCCGCTGAAGCCCTCGGCGGGCGGTCCGGTCGGTCGCACTCGCGCGACGACGCCCTCACGCCGCGGCAGTGGGAGCGGATGTTCCGTGCGAGTCACGACGTCGACGACGCAGACCGCGCGCTCGAATGCCGGATGCTCCACGTCGTCTGCGGTCGCCTCGGCCTCCGATGCGGCGAGGCGACGCACCTTCACGAGGACTGGGTCGACTGGAACGACGGATCGATCCGCATCCCTCAGTACTGGGAGTGTACGAAAAGCAAGCACGACGACCCCTGTGGCTACTGCCGCGGGAGAGCTCGCGACAACCTCGACAGCCACAACCTCACGCAGGACGAGGCGATCGACGCGATCGTCGCGCACCTGGACGACGAGGTCGTCTCATCGATGACGGACGAAGAGATCATCGAGGAGGCGGAGAGCCTCCGCGAGGAGGTGAACATGACCTTCGAGGAGATGCTCGAAGAGCAGTGGTCGCCCAAGACGCCGACGTCGGCGCGGGCGGTCCCGTTCGACTTCGCACCGCGCATCGAGCTGGTGATCGAGCGCTTCTTCGAGCGGTTCGACGAGTTCGAACGGAGCTTCGCCACGATCCACCGCCGGATCGACCGGCTGGCAGAGCTCGCCGAGATCGACTCGAACGTGTATCCTCACGCACTTCGAGCCACCAGCGCGTCGTTCCACGCCTCGCGGGACATCTCTGTCCACGCCCTGATGTCGATCATGGGGTGGAGCGACCCCGGAACGGCCCGGGTGTACATCCGCTCGAACGACGAGAAGGCGGCCCGCGAGATCCGCGGGAAACACCAGTGACGCCTCTAGCCGGCTGAACGCGACCGGCTACAACCTATTTATAAGCTACTCGGAGAAACCGCTGCCGAGCAGCGACAGGGCTGAAAAAGGAGTCTACTGAACCGCACCGGCGGCGAGGGCGATCGACCGGTCCGACGGCGCGAAGTCGATATCGGTCTCGTCGACGAGGAGCTCGGCCAGCTGCTTGACGCCGGCGTCGACGTCGTACCCGATCCCGCGGAGGTGCCGGTACGCGTAGACCGGGTTGTACGGGTTCTTCTCTGAGTGACCAGTCACGAGCACCGGCACGAGCTCGCCGGCGTCGACGGCCTCCTGGAGCTCGGGATCCCACGTCGGCCCGTTGAGGTCCTCGGGTCGCCCGTCGAACGGCGTCAGGTGTAGCTGACGTGGGTACGCCATCAGGATGAGCGCCGACAGCGGCCATGGAAACGCGTCGATGTCGATGCCACCATACCGCCCCCACGAGCCGACCTCTCGGCGCCCACCGGGCGCCTCCTTGTGGGCGGCCAGCGGCGACAGACGGAAGTTCAGCTCTCGGAGAGCGTCCTCGAATTCGGTGATGTCCTCGACGAACGCGACGCCGACGAACTCGTTCTCGTCGATCTCGTAGTTCGTGTAGAATCCGCGCTCGCGGGCCTCGTCGTCGACGCCCGGCAGCATGCCACGGATCGTCCGCCAGAACGGGGCGTCGTCGCCCACATGGGAGACGACCGTCGGATGCGTCAGGGTCA